ACCCTGTTGCAGCAGATTTTGCAGGGCCAGCAGACCAGCGCACAGGCAATGCAGACTATGACCCAGACGTTGCAGGCGAACGCGCTGGGTCTTGGCATCCAGCAGCAGCCGGCGGCAGATGCCGCAACGGTGACGGCCCGAATTATCGACCCGACTTATGGAAAGGAAGTGAAGTAATATGCCTCTTGGTATGGATTTTGCGGACATTGCCGCAATTTTGACTGAGATTAACAAAATGGCCACCGGTCAGGAACCGACATCGCCCATCGTGGACACGTCTAGTTTCGTTTCTGTTGCGCAAGCCACGCTGCTGACCGGCCCCGACAATTACACCAAGGCGATCAGTCAAGTGCTGGGCCGCACCATCTTTGCCGTCCGTCCCTATGACGCCCCCCTGAAGCGCTTGCAGGTCACGGGCGACGACTGGTCGAACCATGTGCGGAAGATCAATTTCTGCGACACTGACCCCGTCACCGACAAGGCGTGGGCGCTGCAAGACGGCCAGAGTGTTGATATGTACGAAGTTCACAAGCCTAAAGTCCTTCAGACAAACTACTACGGCCAGACCAATTATAGCCGCGTATACACGCAAGCTGACACCCAGATGGAAGCGGCGTTCAAAGGCCCCGAGGAACTGGCACAGTTCTGGTCCTCTTTCGTGCTGCATCTGTCGAACCAGATCGAGGCGGATCGCCGTAACCTTGCCAACAACCTGATGGCGAATCATCTGACCGGCATGACGGTGACAAGCCCCAGCAGCGTTATTTATCTGCTCGACGAGTACAACGCCCAGCAGGGCACGAACCTGACCGTGCAGGACGTGTATAAGGAAGCAAACTTCCCGGGATTCGCAAAATACGCATATGGCCGTATCAACGATATTTCCCGCCTGATGAAGGAACGCTCCATCAACTGGCATCAGAACTGGAAGATTGGCAGCGCGACGTACAACATCATGCGCCACACCCCGTATGATCGTCAGCACCTCTATCTGTACAGTGGCACACAGAGCCAGATCGACGCCCGCGTGATTCCCGAGGTGTTCCACGATAACATGCTGAAATACCGCGACGCCGAACAGGTCACGTTCTGGCAGAACATTGACAAGCGCGAAACCATTTCTGCGACGCCTGTCGTAACCAGCGCCACCGGTGTGGCGTCCAAGAATGCCGCGGTTCAGCTGTCCAATGTGTTCGGATGTCTGCTGGACTGGGATGCCATCGGCTACACTCCGAAGCTGTCCCGCGTGGTTTCTACGCCCATGAACGCACGCGGCCTGTATACGAACTTCTGGTATCACTACGGGTGGTCGTGGTACGATGACTTCACCGAGAACGCGGTGTTGTTCCTGATGACGTCCGGAGACGTCACTGCGCCGAGCGCCTCCCAGGCGACAAAAGCCTCCACCCTGAAAACCACCACCTACAAGGACGCCGACCCTTCGAAGTCCTGACCGGCACCGGCGGGCCCGCCGGTATTTTTATAAGGAGGTACAGACTTGAAAGCGACTTTTTATGTATTTCCTAAGCGCACCAATAGTACAAAGCGACCCTCCAGCGGCACAGATTACAATATTGAGGTAAAGGCCCCCTGCAATATAATCAACCCCGAAATTAAAATTGCCTCCAATGCAAACCCCACCGGGTACAATTATTGCTACCTTCCCACGTTCAGTCGGTACTACTGGGTGAAGAACTGGACATATTCGGACGGACTCTGGAATGCCTCGCTGACTGTTGACACGCTGGCAAGCTACCGCGACCAGATCGGCAACTCGACCGAGTATGTTTTGAGATCCTCGGCGCAGTATGACGGCTCTATTGTAGACACACTCTACCCTGCCACCGCTGACTATACAGCAGCGCATATCCCTTGTACCCAGATTTTTCTGGATGATATTAACCAGGGCAGTTATGTGGTATCCGTTATCTGTTCTGGCTTTGTCGGGTTTGGCTGCACCACATATTGGTCGATGAGCAATGCGGCTTTTAGAGAATTCCGAAAATCAATGCTTGGGAATACTGATTATCTAGGTATTGACGCCCAGGAAATCAGCGAGGGATTGACCAAAGCCCTGTTCAATCCCTATCAATACTTGGTATCGTGCATGTGGTTTCCGTTTGATGTGCCCAGTGACCCAGCCCTGTCTACCTCTACACTATCTGTTGGGTGGTGGGATATAAATTTAGGTAGTTCGTTTTCCGCTGGTATTGTCAATAGTGGATTTGATACTAAAACCTTTATTGATTCCGTGGCAATCCCAAAACATCCGCAATCCGGCAATCGTGGAAGTTATGCCAATCTATCGCCCTATACTACCTATATTTTGTACTATCCCCCGTTTGGGGAGGTGCAGATCGACACCACCAAAGTGGTGGATGCATCACAACTATATATCAAAACCGTCATTGACATGTACAGCGGTATGGGCTACCTGTATGTTTCGGCTGATTCCGGGTTTACAAAAATTATTGCGGTAAGGTCCGCGCAGATCGGTGTGACTGTATCTCTTGCCCAGATTGCTAACCAGACCATTGACAGCGTGGGCGATGTAATAAGTGCTGCATCAAATGGTCTATATGGATTTGCAAAAGGTGTTGCCGACTTTTTTGCAGGCAATACCGATGCGGGAGGCATTTTAAGTGCCGTAGGTGATGCTGCCGAAAAAAGCATTACCACCGCCCAATATAAAGGTACAGCGGGGGCCGTATCGGTATACAAAGAGCCTGGATACTTGCAGGCATATTTCCAGCAGCTCGCAGCCGATAACAACGAGGACCACGGACGCCCCCTGTGTAAGCGGGTGCAGTTGTCCACAATTCCGGGGTTTATCATGGTTGACGACCCAGACATTGCGCTCAATGCCACTGCAGAAGAGATCGACAGTGTCAAAAGTTATCTGAAAAATGGATTTTTCTATGAGTAGGAGGTGCACAAACAATGGCAGTATACAAACAGTGTATTACTGATGTGTCACCAATCAGAGTTACCGCCGGCTATCCCGCATACTCGGACGGCAGCCCTCACCGGGGCATTGACACAGTACACGGAGACCATAAAGCATACGCGCCCGAAGCGGGCACCGTGGTAGTGGCCCAGCATTGGAATGGCAGCACCTCGGGCGACCAGTCATGGGGCAATATGATTAAAGTGCGAATGGCCAACGGCACGACATGGCGAGCCGCACACTTTGCCTCGCAGATTTGGAACGTGGGTGACACAATCTCCAAGGGGCAGTTTATCGGCACCCAGGGAGAGACCGGCAACGCAACGGGCATTCACACGCACTGGGAGTACGCCGATGCCGCCGGAAACTTGAGGGACCCTTCCGGTATTATCAGAATCCCGAATCAGGTCGGAACATGGGAAGTAGAATGGGACTCCGGCGGAGGCCCTGGCCCCGGGCCGGGACCATGGCCAACCGGTAAGTTGCCTATTTGGTTGCTGTTTAAAATGGCAAAAGGGAGAGGCATACGATGAACAATAATGTGATGTTTTCCAGCAAGACGGATGTGTGGGCGACGCCGCAGAGATTCTTTGATGAGTTGAACAGGGAGTTTAACTTTGAGCTGGATGTGTGCGCAACGCCGGAGAACGCGAAGTGCAGGAGATTCTACACGAAGGAACAGGACGGACTTGCGCAGCCTTGGACGGGCCGGGTGTGGTGCAATCCGCCGTATGGCCGGGAAATTGGCAAGTGGGTAAAGAAAGCCTTTGAAACTGCTGCGCGGGGGGGATTAGTGGTAATGCTGCTACCCGCGCGGACAGATACAAGGTGGTTCCATGACTACATATACGGAAAGGCGGAGGTTCGGTTCATCCGCGGGCGGCTGAAATTTGGCGACAGCAAAAACAGTGCGCCTTTTCCGAGCATGGTTGTGATTTTTGGAGAGAAAGGAGGTCGTCTGTTATGAGTGCACCCTACAGCTATGAGCAAATCAACGCTCATGTGTCGCCGGTGACTCCCTCCGTGATGCACACCAAGGGCAACAGCTTATCCTATTATTTCCGCAAATATCTGTTCCTTGAGGCCGTGTCTATGGTCCGGTGGGTGCTCCCCGACACATGGCCCATTAACCGCTTGCAATATCTTGTTTTTGGTTCCGGCGGTGTTACGGTGTTCAATACTGACAGATACGGCCTGGTATATGACCGAATGGGATTGACCGGCATTAACATTTTCTACAATCCCACACACTCCATCATTGCAAACCCTTTTATCAAAGGGTCCCCCTATTTGCAAATCGGGAAGCAGTGCGAGATCATCAATTTGCAGCCCGATTACCGCGGCATGGTGGATATTGTTGCCTATTATGGGGATATGATGGCCCTTGCTGCCCAGACCATCCAGAGCAATTTGATCAACAGCCGGTTGGCGTATGTGTTCGCCGCTGGTAGCAAGGCCGGCGCAGAATCTTTTAAAAAGATGTTCGACCAGATCATGCAGGGTGACCCCGCCGTTTTTGTGGATTCCTCGTTGCTCAAAGCGCCTAAAAATGGGGCATCCGGGCAAGCACCTTGGATGCACTTTGCGACAGACCTTAAAGGGAACTACATTACAAACGAACTGTTGACAGCCCTTAAAACCATTAAAGCACTGTTTGATACTGAAGTAGGCATCCCCAACACCAACACCAGCAAGAAAGAGCGGATGTTAACCGACGAAGTCAATTCTAACAACGTTGAGACAGCCGCCAAAGCGTCGCTATGGTTGGACAGCTTGCAGCGTGGGTGTGAGCGGGTTCACAAGCTCTTTGGAATTGACAAATCTACTTTATGGGTCGATTGGCGTTTTCCGCCCGATACTGGGGCGCAGGAGGTGAACAACGATGCACGCAACATTGAGCTTTAACGGCCTGTTGGCAAGATACCCGAAACTGTTCGACGACTTGAAAGTCCCTGACAATGTCTCTATAGACGCTGTCTGCAATCAATTACTGTTTGATACGCTGGAATTGGAAGTGCTGTACGCGGATGGCCCCACTATGCGCAGGGCGCTGGGCGTCTATTCTGAAACCATGCTTCCGAGCTGGACCCGGTACGCCGAGGCGCTGGGCCTTGAATACGATACTTTGGCATCCGATGACAGAATCAGAACCACCGACCATGCAGGAACCAGCGGCGGCACAATCAACCGCACAAACGTCGTGAAGGGAACAACTATACGAGCGCCTAACCTGACCACCACCGGCCAGAATACCGGCAGCGACATCACCACCCGGGATGTCACGGGATTTGACAGCGGGACATTGCAAACCGCTGAAAAGAATACAACAGCCCTTGGAACCGGGAACACCATTACCAGCAGAGGCACGGACACGACCACCACCAATCAGACAACCACCGATAACAACACATCCGCATTGCACGACGGCTACAAAGACACCGTAACCGATAAGGGCCGGGCAGGACGAGACCCGCAAGACCTTATTGCCAAAGAGTTGACTCTTGCAATGGATAATGCAGTTCATAAAATCGTTACGGACATCCGGGCGAACTTTTGTTTGCTGGTATATTAAGGAGATGTGATTTATGAGTATCAATCCTATTCACAGAGCGCCCTACACCAATTTCCATGATCTCAATCTTGATTGGATTATGGGCGAGCTGAACGAGTTCAATACCAAACTGACGAATTTCGTCAGCCTGGCCACGATCAAGTACGCAAACCCGATTCAGTGGGACATCACCAGCCAGTACGAGGCAAATACCGTTGTTGTGGACAGCAGAGGTAACGCCTATCTTTCCGTACAGCCGGTGCCATCCGGTGTCTCTCTGGACCGTACAGAGTTCTGGACCAAAATTGGCAATTTCGATGCGCTTTGGGCCGATGTCAAAAAAGCCATTACTCCCAACGATGAGGGACACAGCACCACCGCGACAGCTGCAAGAGCTGTCAACGATCTTGTGTGGGT